CTAAGGCATGGAGACCAGGTTGGAAAATTAGATTGTCACAGGATAACTTTATAACTCATCCAAGAATTATATGTATTTCATATAAATGGGATGGCAGTGATGAAGTACACAGTTTAAGATGGGATTCAAATCAATGTGATAAGATCATGATAGAGAATTTTATTCCTATTTTGAATGAAGCAGACTTTATTGTAGGTCACAATGCAGATAAATTTGATTTCCCTTGGATTAAGACTAGAGCATTATTTCATGATCTAAGTATGTACCCTAAGTATAAGTCAGTAGATACATTAAAAATAGCTAGGTATAAGCATAATTTTCCTTCTAATAGATTAGATGATATTGGAGAATACTTAAACTTAGGAAGAAAAATTAAAGTAGACTTTAAACTATGGGATAGAGTAATTTTAGAAAAGTCAGAAGAGGCTTTAGATGATATGGTTACTTACTGTGAACAAGATGTACTATTACTAGAAAAGATTTATAACAAGTTAACTAAGTTTGAACTACCTACACTTCATAATGGAGTACTACAAGGTACTTCTACGTTATCTTCTCCATATACAGGAGGAACTAATATAGAATTAGTTAAAACAACTACTAGTAAAGCTGGAACTATTAAACACACAATGATTTGTAAGGATAGTAGTAAATATTTTGAAATGAGTAATACTATATATAATAAATTTAAAGAATTAAAACAAGAATAAATGGCAACTAAAAATGAAATTATTTATGATATTAGAGAGGGTCTTAGTAAGTACTCTGATGATTCTAACATAGATGATAGATATATTATTCATAAAGTTAATACTGTACGTAATAAATTACTTACACAATCTTTAAATAACTTTAAAGGTATAAAAGGTAAAAATGTATTGCAAAGTTTTTGTACTAAACTAGAACAAGTAGACTCTTCCACATGTGGAGAGTTTTCTTGTAGTACTATATTAAGATCTGAAGTACCTATGCCTGAAACTTTACAGCTAATAAGTACTCAAACTATTACAAGAATAAAGCCTGTTGATATTCTTTCTAAGAAAATATCTTTTATTAACTTAGATAGGATGGAATTTATAGATGGAACTTCTTTTCCTAATAGTTTATATGGGTTTTTAGATGTAGATAACTATATGTATATATATAGTCCTAAAGGGGATTATCAGAATATGAGTTGTATAGAAATTACAGGTATTTTTGCAAATCCTATGGAATTAGAAAATTATGCTAAATGTTGTGATTGTCCTACTTCTAATATATGTTTTGATCCAGAAATAGACAACTACCCAGTGTTTGATTATATGATTAATGACATAGTAAGTATAGTAACACAGCAGATACTAACTAAAGAAAATATTCCACTAGATAGAGAAAACAATTCAGATGACGACTAGAAATCATAAACTTAATAATGGATATGGAGTAATTGACTATTATAAATATTATAAGGCCAATACTGATAATCCTGTTACTGAAAAAAAATACAGAAAAATATTAGATGAATTTAATAAAAAAATAGCAGAACTTATAATTGAAGAGGGCATAGATTTTATCATGCCCTTTTTGAATTTTGAAATAACAATTAGAAAAGATAAAAGGAAACCTAAGATAGTAGATGGAAAAGTAATTAATAATACACCTGTTGATCCTGTAGCAACTAAAAGACTATGGGATAATGATGAAGAAGCAAAGGAGAAGAGAATACTAGTAAGATACAATAATTCACATAGCTCAGGATATGTATTTAGAATCTATTGTAAAAAGTTTAGATCAAGTTTAAAGAATAAAAACTTAATAAAATTTAGACCTACTAGACAATTAAAAAGAAATCTAGCAAAAGCTATAAAAGATCCAGATAGGAAATTTGATGCTTTTTTATTATATAAAAACAAAGAATAATGGTTAACGGAAAAACAGTATCTTTAAAAAGTGTACTTTGGAAAGTATTTAGAAACCCTGCTATAGGAGAAACTTCTTATGAAGAAGCTGCAGAGTTTGCAATAGAAGCATTACAATTAATAAATACTCCATTAGTTAAAGTAAATAAAGTATCAGATTTAATTGAAGTAAAGGAGCACAAAGCTTTTCTTCCTGATGATATATTAACTTTAAGAGGAATTAGAATTATTAATAATGAAGATGATTTTTCTGATGGAGCAATAGCATTAACTCATGCTACTGATATATATCATCAAGGTATTTTATGTGATGATCCTGAAGATTCTAGTTTTAGGCAAGAACTTACTTATGAGATACAACAAAACAAAATTATATTAGATGTAGAGGAAGCTTTTATTCAAATATCTTATCAAGCATTAGGTACTGATAAAGATGGTTTTCCTACTATTCCTGATAATAGAAAAGTTAAGCTAGCATTAGAATACTATATACTCTATAGATTACTAGAACCTTACTATGACTTAGGTAAAATATCTGACAAAGCATTTAATAGGATTACACAAAATAAAGATTGGTATATGGGTGCAGCTCAGTCAGACACTAAGGTTGTAAGTATGGATCATTGGGAAGCTGTTATGAACAGTATTAACAGATTAATTGTTAATGATACTGCTCATCAAAACTTCTTTAAAGGTATGGGAAAACAAGAACGAATTAGAAAATTTAGATAATGGTAAATAAATTAGCTCAATACTCAGTAAGTGGTGCAAATCAAGATATTACTAGAAGTAAGCATAGTAAAGAATTTTACTTTGATGGTCAACATATTAGAATTATAGCTACTGATGGACAAAGTACTGGTAGTGTAACTAATGAGAAAGGTACAGTTCTTAAAGTTAGTTTTCCTAATATAAGTATTGATACTGTTTCCAGTACAATATCTTATGGGAGTTCTCTTCTTGAATTTAATAGTAATGAACTAACAAATGAAGTAAACTCAGATCTAGTAAGTTCTACTATTTCTGATTATACTATAATTGGTAATTCTGTAACTAGAGATAGCTTAATACTTTTTACAACTACGCCAGCAGGAGATGTTATTTGGAAAGTTAATAATATATTAGAAGATGGAGGAGACTATGAATTAGAATTATTATATATCAGGAATTTAGGATTTTCTGTAGATTTTCCTATACAAACTATATTTAATTTTGAAAATGAAAATATTCAAAAAGTATATTGGGTTGATGGTAATCAACAATTAAGATTTATAAACATAACTTTTTCTAATATAAAAGGAAATGGGAACTTAATAGATGTTAATAAGAGTAATTTAAACTTCGTTGGTAATGTAGAATTCAGTCAGCCAGAGATAACAGATTATATAGGTGGAGGTACTCATACTGCAGGTATGATACAATATGGTTATAATATGTATAATTTAAATGGTTCTCAGACTAAAATAAGTCCACTATCTGATTTAGTACCTTTAGATAAAGGAGATGGAGCAGGTGGAGGAGAAATTAATGAAATTATAGGAACTACTCCTAAATTAGAAATAGCTAACTTAGATAGAGGATATACACACATAAAAGTATATGCAATAAAATATACTTCTTTAGGCCAAATACCTTCTGTATCTTTAATAAATGAATCTGAAATAGATAGTAATAATTTTGTATATTTTGATACTGGAAGTGTTATAGAAGATTTATCTTTATCAGAATTTTTATTTTTAGGTAGTGATCCATTTATTCCAAGACATATAGAATCTAAAGACAATAGGTTATTACTTTCTGATATAAAATCAAAAAACTTTTTGTTACCTGATGAAGTAGATCTTAGAGCATATTCTTTTCCTAAAAACTCAACTACTACTAATGTATTAAATGAAGTAACTTCAGTAAATCAATCAAGAGCTTATGGTACATTAATGCCAGTAACTAACACTTACAATGTACCTTTAAAAAATTCAAGTATAAATCCTAATTATAGAGTTAATAATTTTCAATATAACTCTTCTAAAAATGGAGGATCTGGTAAATTTATTAATTATGAATTAAAAGAAGTTCCTAATAATGATACTAAAACCCAAAAATACTTTAAGAAAGATGAGGTTTATAGGATAGGAATTAAGTTTTATAATAAATTAGGACAAACAAGTTTACCTGAATGGATAGCAGACTTTAAATGTTTTACAAATAATTTAGATAATAAACATTCTGAATTAAAAGTTAGATTTACACCTGAATTTTTTCTATGGTTAAATACTTATGAATTTGAATCTAAAGATGATATTCCTGTTGGATTTAAAATATTAAGAGCTTCTAGGAATGAAAATGATAAAACTATTATATGTCAAGGTATTTTGAATTCAATGATGTATCAGGTAAAAGGAGATGAATCAGACTTTAGTAAATGGTCAGATAATAATAAAAGATTAGAATTTCAAGACAAAACTGTTAAAATGCCTGGGTATTTAACTAGGACTTTTAGAACTTTTCCAGGTTCTGCTGAGAATTATACTGGAAATGTAAAAGAAAAATTAGGAAGAACTAAGCATCTTTTTTGGATTGGAGGATTAAATGATAATGATTTAAATAAAACTTCATCAGAAATAGCTCATGAAAATGAAAGCTCTAGTACATTTTTACATACAGCAATGATGCAAATGTATTCTCCTGAGATACTATTTAATAAATCTTTAACTTTTGCTAATGATTTACAATTAGTACCAATAGGGTTAGTTACTAATACTAAAAATGGTATTTGGGCAAGAGAAATTTTTACAAATTCTAATACAATAAAACATAGAGGTAAGTCTGAATCAGGATTAAATCCTTGGTTAATAAGTCCAAGTAACTTCGAAGGAGAAGGGTTTAGAGATACTTTTAATACAGGAGACTTAGATACTGGAGTACCTCATGCTTATATTGCATCTACTGGTGCAGAAGATACTTTTAATGCTAGGCAATGGTATAGAGAATATAATACTTTTTTTGAAAATAACAATATTAATGCAAAGTATGATATATATGGTTCTCCAGAAATATCAGAAGAAGGGGATGATGACAGATTATATAATGACGATGGAAGATTTACATATAAAAATAATTTAAGAGGATTTCTTGTAGGAGGAGGCCAAAGGGGTAAAATATTAGATATAAAATCTAATAATTGTAAAACTGCTACTATAGTTTTAAATGATAATAATTTAACTGAAACTCAAAATAGAATTAAATTAGAGGATATTTTTCAAAATCTTCCTGTAACTGCAGTTGATACATCTACTAAAGAAAATTCTTTGATAGTTTCAGAAATTAGAAGAAAAGATTCTTACACTTATTTTGGAAAAATTTATAATGGGAATAGCTTTGAAGAAAAGAAAAGAACTGTTTATTTAGAAATAGGAGATTATGTTAAATTAAATGGGCCAGGCACTAGTGTAACTATAAACAATCCTGGAGATACATTTGTACAAAAATTTCAATTTTTAAAATTAAATAGAACTTCTGAAGATTCTGCTACTATTGATGATACTATATTATCAGAAATTGTATCTTTTCCAGTAGAAACTCAAATAAATTTAAAAAATAGAAATGATTTAAGTTTAAATGATTGGACTAATAAATTTTTACCTCAACAAGATGAATATACTCAATACAATCAAGTATATAGTCAAGGAAGTAATTTAATCAGATCAAATGATGTAGATTTTACTTTTAGAAAAATAGATGAATTTGATACAAGAATACAATCAAGTAAACTAAAAATACCTAATGAATCCATAGATAGCTGGACTGATATACTTGCTAATGAGGTAATGGATTTAGATGGTAAATATGGGCCTATTAATGCATTATTAACTTACAGAGATAAAGTTTATGCTTTTCAAGATGAAGCTATAGCTTTAATTGCGGTTAATCCTAGAGTACAAGTTCAAGGAGATGATGGAATAGGTATAGAGTTAGGTAAGGGTAATGTATTATATGACTACCAGTACATAACAAATTCTTCTGGAGCTGTTAATAAGTGGGGAGTAGTTAAAGGTAAAAGAGGTATATACTATTATGACCTACTAAATAAA